TGCAGCTGATCGCAGATGACAAGCTGCTCGAGCTGTACGTCGAGTTCAACGCGCCGATTGTGTCGACAACGGCTGAGCGCGTCCAGGCGGACAAGGTTACGCTGAAACCCGACGGTTCATTCGCCTCAAAAGGGCGTGAAGTGAACGACGAGGAGGCGGCGCGAACGGCTCTGAAAAGTGGCAAGCGCTACGATGCCGACAAACGCGTCATCCGTGATGGTCAGCTGATCAGTGATCACTTCGCTGGACGTCGCCGGACGGTGTTCGCCGCGTCCTTTGTGCCGAACTACACGCTGGCCACGTTTTGCTCATGCTGGCGGAAGGTGTACCTGGAGGACTTCGCGTTCACCTGGAAGCACCGCTCACCGGACGAGATTCTGGGGAAGCTGAAGCGTTACAAGTTCATCAAGGGATTTGACGTCAAGCAGTTCGATCAGTCGGTGCCCACCTGGATGATCGATGAGTTCGTGAACGAGCTGGGCAACTACGTTGACCGCCGAGTTGCAAAACTCGTGTCGCTCATGTTCAAATCGCCGTACATCGTACCCTACCCGTGGGTATACGGCACCTCAGAGGAGGAGTTCAATCCGTTGTACGGCGCGGACCCGTTCAACATCTCATCGTTCGACATGGAAGTCGGACTCCCGTCCGGGATCGCAATCAACCCGGACTTCGGCAAACTGGCGATGGTGACTCAGTACCTGTGCCTGCTGGATGACTACTTCGGTGACGTTCTCGAGGTCGGCGTGGACACAATCCTACGCGGCGACCACACGCGATACGCCATGTTGAACATGGGCGATGACTGCGTGTTGATGTACGAGGACGAGGGATTCGGAACCAACTTCGACGCGAAGGGCAACTCTTGCCCGTATTTCGCGCTGGAGGAGGAGCGCCCGATCTCCTTTCTGGGCAACGTGCCCTACCGAGACGATCGCGGAGAGCTGAAGCTCGCTCCGAACGTGGTTTCATACCTTGTCAATTGGCTCGTGCCGGAGGTGGGTATCGACCACAAGAAGCGCCGCAATTTCTGGGCCATCGGCGATCGCGAGCGGCGAGTGCATTACTCAAACGCTCCGATGTATCCGCTGGTCCACGAGACGTTTGAGCGCAACTTCTACGACCAGTTTGGTGTACTGCCGTCGTCAATCACTGCAGAGCATCACGCTCAGCAAAAGAGGTATACCAACCTCAGCACCTGGGACGCCCTCGTCCTGCAGAATCCGGACTACCTGCACTACCGGGTCTCAGAAGACCAAGTCAGCCCCGAGATTCTGGATCTCATCGTCACCACCATGCCTGCAGAGGATGTCTGGCCAGTAGTCTCGCGCTACACAGACAGCAGGTTCCAATCCTACTAGGAGTGCGAAATGGAAAATGAAAACGCGGCCAAGCCTGTGAAGGCCGACAAGGACTACAATCGCAACGCGCGAGCGGTCCTCAGACGCAAGACGCCGAACCTCGGCGTCAAGCTGGGGTCAATGTACGAGTTCGAGACCGACGACGAAGGCAAGAGCCGCCCCGCGTTGGTCAAGGACAGCCCCGTGGGCTACACGTCCTACCTCGAGCCGAAGCACGCGATCGCCACGGATCTGTCGATCCCGATGCGACTGTCGGCGAAGCACACCATCGAACTGCCGCCTGGCATCACGATGGTCATCGGGCGCTCCGGCTCCGGCAAAACGGCGCTGACCCTCGCCCGCATGAACGCGCTGAACGACCACTCGTTCTACGTGCGGTTCGGCGAGCCACTGGACAAGCGGTTCGCCCTCAACTACGCGACGCGGAAGGAAGACCTCGGCCTGCAGCTGTTTCAGCACGAGGCCGAGCTGGCGAACTC